CAAAGCCAGATTTGCGTCTATTCGCGCCCGTAGTGCATCGGTTTGTGATTGCGCCGGCGCGGCATTGAACGCGTTTCTATTTACGGGCGGGGGTACAAGGTAATTATCCCTCGTTATGCCCGCGTCACGTTGGGCAACATCCGCGCCAAACGACCCCGGTTCCGGCGCGATTGGTGGCGCCGCAGGCGTAGGTTGTCGATTTGCGGCGGCGTACAGTTCCCGCGATCTTTCTGTTTCAAGTCTTTTTTGTTTTAGCGTATAGCCTAACTGGACATAATGCGGGACTTTAGACCCGATCATCTGGTTTTCCGCATCTACGGGGTTTGTTGGCCCCCCGTTTTTTGCCACTTCGTCATAAAAACGGGTGAGGTTTGCTTCGTCCGTTTGCAGTTTTTTAAATTGCAACGCGGCGGTCTGATTTTGCTGCACGGCACTCTGAAGCTGCATGAACTGCATGGCGTTCTGCGATTGCTTCTCCTGCGCCAGTTGCGGCATCGCCGCGATGCGGCCCGGCGCCTGCGTGTCGAGGATACCGAAATTGAGTTCAGCCATTATGCAATCCCCAATTGTTTGTTGAGATACGCGTTCAACGGGTTAGGACTCAACGCGTTAGCAAACGCGCCGCCTGCGCCCGTGTACGCCGACTGACGTGCTGCTGCGCCGGTCATGTCAGCGTTACCGTAGTTGGTCGCGGTGCTGATACCTAGGTTGCCCGCGTTGGTCGCGTAGTTAGATCCCGCGTTGCCTATCTGTTGCGCTGCTGTTGGCGCAAAACCAGTCAACCCAGCCAACGCGTTGCGCTGTGTAGCTTGATTGCCAACGTAACGGTTATAGGCGTTGTTGTATTCGTTTGATGCTATATCTTGCCCAAACCGTTGCGCGCCTTTTAATGTTGCGCCGGACAACAGGTTGCCGCGACTAGCTGCGCTACGGTCAAGGGCTTTCAAGCCTTCAGACATACGAAAACCGTAGCCGGGGTCGGCTTGAAAATCCGTTGCGGCAAACGGTCGAACCAGATCACCACCCGGCATTACGCCTTTCGTATACGACGGCAGCGCGTTCAACCCCGCTTGGTAAAACGGTTGCTGACGCGCTACTTGGTCTTGGTACATTTGCGATTGCAGTTGCGTCGCGCTTTGGTTAGCCGTAGCTACCCGATTCGCCGCGTCCATGCTGGCTTGGCCTAACTTGCTTGCGCCGTACATGCTCGCCAAACTGCTAATGCCCGCGCCGCCTAGCCGGGTAAGCTGGTCTGTCGTTAACCCGGAAAGGCTGGACAATTGCTGCAAAAGGCCAGCGATACCCGTAGCACCGCCAGCCGCGCCAGCAGTTCCGCCCAAGTCGGCAAACGACGGATTTGTTGTCCACGGGTTAACCGCTTGCCCTAAATCTACTAACTCTTGATGTGTCATGCCGGCATACTGATTGCTAGAAGCAACATCGGGGTTAAACGATGAATCGGCGCGGAAAGTATCTGGACTAAAATCGTTTACATTGCTTGTAAAGTCCGGCCCATAGTCGTAGGGCGACGCAGTAAAACCAGATGCCACACCTCCCGCACCCGCAGCGGTAGAGCCTAGCGTGCCGCCGCTTGCTACAAACTCCGACAGCGCGCTGCCGGTTAAGCCTGCGGCTTGCCCCATCTGAGCAAGACCGATTGCATCTGCACTTGCCATAGCACCCGCACCCGCACCCGCGCCCGCCCCTGCCGCGCCCGCCCCTGCCGCACCTGCCTCTGCCGCCCCTGCCGCACCTGCACCAGCGGCCCCCATCGCGGCAAAAGCTGGGCCAAGAGCAAAAGCAGAAGCTATTATTGGCCCAGCAGCAAATAATTTATCCATCCACGAATCTTTATTCTTATAGGGGCTTTCGTAGAATGCTCTTTGAGTAAAGTTGTTCGGTATCCACAAATTACCACTTTCATCACGGTATGACTGTGCCTTCGCCGCCGCAATTTGTTCGGCAGGCATAAAATGATAGTTTTTTTCTATATAATCATCGGCATACGGAGTGTATGTATAACTAGGTCTTTCAGGTTCCCAATCTTCAGCCTGCCGCTGTTGCCGCCCTTCGTTACGATATGCGACTCCATTTAGGAAGCCTATCGAATCAGGGCTGAATACGGTTCCTCCTGCTCCAAGGACTCTTTTTCCCCAGTCGTTGTATTCTGGCGTTTCGTTACCTTCGTTATACCCATTATCACCGTATGTACCCGGCCCGCGAGTCTGCCCCTGAAAAGACTCAAAATTAGATGGGAGCGTTTTAAATGCCATAATTTTTCCTTTCCGGGATACTAACTAACTTCGCGCCCTGAAGCGCGAATGTTGATCGCTGTTGCGGTGCCTGCGATGGTGGAGATAAACCCGCCCGCTATCAGCACCTGGCCGACAATCTCGGGGAAAGTATATACCTCGCTGGCCGCCAGCGTCTTGGTCTTGGTAATCAAGTTCTGATTGCCGGATGTGTCGCCTGAAGTGACCAGATTGACGCTTAAGGTTGCAGAACTGGCGCTGTAGTTGGTCGCCGTGAACTTGTCGATAATCGTGGTGACGTTCGACGCCGAGTATTGCGTAGTCTGGCTGGCCTCTGCGGTCTTGGCCGGTATCAGCACTTTTAAGACAACGGTCATGGGTTAAATTCCTAACGCTTGTTTGAGTGCTGCAAGGTCAGCAGGGCTTGCAAGAATTTGTTCTACAAGTGTAGGTGCTGGAAGAATTTTGGGGTAGATAAACTTAACCACGGCCCCGTCAACGTAAGTGTCGTTTGCGGTAGTATCGTCTGCAACATCTACCCATACAAGGTCTGGATGGGTAGGAAATTCTGCATTGCAGACTTCCAGTATTTGCGTTTTATTTGTAAGGGCTTTTTTCATTTTAGTAGTATTCATAGACAACACAAATACCAGAGCCGCCAGCGCCGGAATTAGCTACTGTTGAACCCCCGCCACCCCCACCGCCAGAATTAGCTCCGGCAGCAGCATTGATTATGCCGCCGCCTTTCCCGCCGCCGGTGTTATACATAGCTACTACAACGCCACTTGTGTCTGCCCCAACATTTCCAGCAGCGCCGCGCATGTGGTATACGCCGCCAGTGCCGCCAGAGCCACCAGCCGCTGGAGACCCGCCAAAATTACCTTGTGTCCCCCCCGAAGCTCCTGCGGCAGTCATTAGCGCCCCAAAAGAGGTTGTCCCACCAGCGTTACCGCCAGCTGATGTATTCAAAGTTACCGCAGCCCCGCCAGCGCCAATAGTCACTGTTTGACTAGCACCTATCGTAGCAGCCGTGAATACCCCCCACGCTTCTTCACCTTCACCACCGCTTGCACCAAAACCTGTGGATGTAGAACTCGCACCAGATGCCCCGCCAGCTTTTATGTAGACTAAAGCATAAACAAGCCCTGTTGGTCTGGTATACGTGCCGCCAGCCGTAAATACTTGCGTTGTAATCGTATTCAACGCCAAAGTACCAGTCTTAGTGGGGAGGGTAATTGTTCCAGTGTTTGTGATTGTTGATATGACCGGAGCAGTCAACGTCAGTGTTGTGCCGTTCGTTGTGGCACCAGAAATACCACCAAACGCGCCAGCATTGTTGTATTGCACCTGAGTGGTGGAGCCGCCCGGCGACCCTCCTGCTGGAGTTGCCCACGCCCCATCCCCACGCCAGAAAGTGGTAGCTGAAGCAGAGGTGCCGCTGTTCAAGTTGGTAACAGGCAGGTTGCCGGTTACGCCTGTAGTTAGCGGCAAGCCTGTTAGGTTGGTAGCGGTGCCGCTAGACGGTGTGCCCAACGCGCCGCCACTGACTAAGTTCCCGCTTGCCGTACCCGTCAATGCGGCAGTAATCGTACCTGCTGTAAAGTTGCCAGAAGCATCACGCGCAACTATCGCACTTGCGGTGTTTGCTGATGCCGCCGTGGTTGCTGAGTTGCTGACTTTTAACGCGGTGGAAATGGTTGCTAACTTTGTGTCTACGATGCCAGCAGCCGCATTGATGTCTGCGTTTACAATTGCGCCAGCAGTGATTGATGTTGCATTTCCAATTGAGGTGATAGGGCCGGTTAAATTGGCGTTTATGGTTGCTGTGCCGGTAGCATTCCCAGTGCCGCCGTTAGCAACTGGCAACGCAGTACCAGAATATGTCATCGCCAATGTTCCAGAAGTGGTAATTGGCGAACCTGAAATGCTAAAAATACTTGGAACAGTTGCTGCAACACTTGTAACTGATCCGCTGCCTTTGTTGTTGAAGGTCGTCCAGTCGGTGCTGGTCAGGTAGCCGTTGACGCTCGTTGTTGCAGCGGCCATCGATATTGCTGGCGTAGCGCCGCCAGAACTGACGACAGGTGCTGTGCCGGTTACGCTCGTCACAGTGCCGCCCGAGCCGGTCGCTGACAACGTGCCGCCAGCAAAGGCAACGCCGGTTCCTATTGCGACGTTGCTGAACCCGCCAGCCCCGCTACCGTAAAGGATTGAAGTGCCGCTGGTTGCGGGAGCGTAGTCTGTGCCGCTGGTAGCCGCACTGATCGCGGTGCCGTTGCCTTTCAGCACCCCGGTGACGGTTGTGGATAGCGTAACCGCCGGGGTAGTTGTTGCTGTTGCTACTGTTCCAGCAAGACCGTTAGCCGACACAACAGACACGCTGGTGACGCTACCAACGCCCTTGTTGTTAAATGTATTCCAGTCGGTGCTGGTTAGATACCCGTTGACTGACGTAGTAGCCGCAGCCATGCTGATTACCGGCGCATTGCCGCCGGAAGATACGACAGGCGCGGTGCCGCTAACGCTAGTAACGCCAGTGTCGGGCTGCGTGGGTGGCCCTAGTTGCAGTTCATCAAGCGTGGTCGGGTTGCTACCGCTGCCGGTCAAAACAAACATGTTAAGAAAGAACCGATACCATTCTCGCGCCATAAGGCCGGTGCGTTCATCAATGAACGGCACCCGAGGCGCGGGGATAGTGGTGATGTTTAGTTCGGCCATCAGCTACTCGTCGGCGTCACAAACAGTTCAGCACCCACAATGGCGATTTTTATTGGGTCAGTGCCTGATACTTCATACACCCGGTCACGAATCTTTTCGGTCATACCAAGGCGGCGCCAGATGGTGCGGGTGCCGTAAGCCCCAATCTTGCCCATCGAGTTCCAGTGTTCGTTTGACCAGGTATGCCCTGCGTCGTCTGACCAGCGCAGCATAACCTGCGGGTCGTAACCGGGCGCAGCGGTGTACGCGTCTGTCGTTAAATAGTCGCCAGCTTCAGTCGTAATGTACAGCCCTGCTTCGGTTAATAGCTTTTCAGCGTCATAACCGGGGTATAGAGCAAGCCCAACGCCTGTCTCAGCGTCAAGCTGTAAGCTGTGATGCGCGCTGCGTTTAAGGTTGTTCTGACCTGCGGCCAACGCGCGCCACGAGCGCAACCACTTTTGTATTTGGTTATCATCGGCGTAAACATCAAGATCAAAGGCATAGACACGCCCATCCTCATAGTCGCCCACCACAACCTCGTCGTTGTACGACATTTGGCAATTGCTGCGGTGCCGAACAAATAGCCCGTTTTCAAAAGCGGCGCGTTCGTGCCACAACTGCGTAGATACGTCGTAAACCCATGTGGCCTCGGCAGACGGGAACACCAACACATAGAACGGGTGCCCGTCTTGCTGGTAAGTGTAGCCGATGGCGTCGGTGATGTTGCCGTAGCTTTGGATGGCGTATTCCACCGCATTGGTCGAGATTCGCGCTGGCGCGTAACCGTTGGCTCGGTAGACAATCCCCCGACCGCGAGCATCCGAACCCAACCAGAACACACTGTTGTCCAGCTTGGCTACCGAATAAGCCGCCTCGCAGCCCACTTCCATAAACGCGCCTTGAATCCGCGCTAACGGAAAGTCAGGCGTTCCAGCGTCATACCAAACCTCAACGCTGGTGTTGCCAAACAAGAATATTTCGCGGTGGTCTACGATCAAGGCCACCACATCGTCGGGGTAACCTTCCGCGCTGGCAAAATCCAACGGATCAACTGACGTTCCGTCTAACAGGCTGCTTACCCAAAACTTCTGCGAGTTCGGCTCGTTGAATACAAAGTAACCGTCTAAGTAGCCCACCGAGCCAGCGCCGGGGAAGTCAACGTCTGTAATCTGTGCAAACACCAAAGTCGATACGTTGTAGATGTAACTCAGTGGGTTACAGGCAATGAATATCTGTGTGCCGTTGTCGGCCATGCTGACCGGGCCGGTGCCGGACACGGTGCCGATTAAAGTGGCCGTGTAGCTTGTACTTAGGCTGTAGAACTGACTACCCGACACCACGTAGGCCACGCCGTTGGTTACCCACAGCCCGCGAATAGGCCCGGTGCCGACCGTTGCCAACAAGCGCAGGCCGGGACATCGCATCAAGAAGCCCGCTTCCTTCCCTCCGCTGCCTTCCGGTATCGCCTCGGGAAACAGGTTAACCATGCGGTTGTCTGCCGCATTGACCGACCGGGTTACGTAGCTACCGCCTAAAATCGGGGTTTTCAATTAGTAATTGGAACTGTAAATGTTAAACCGTTGGCGCGTTGCCACAATGCTATACGGCAGGCTCATCACATCGTCGGGGTTGTTGATGCGTTTGATGTTGCGTTTGCTGCTCATTGCAATTCTCTGCACTTGGGGCGGCGGCTC